GCATGTGCATTATCCCGATTTGCTACGGGTATAGCTTTACTTGGAACAAGCCTTTTACAAAAACATATTGATTTGATAAAACAATATGATAGAGTTGGTGTTGCCCTTGATAGGGACGCTACACAAAAAGCAACAGCAATTTGTGATGAATTAAATTTAGTGATGAATACAAAATTTTTAATTTTAGAAGATGATATAAAAAATATGGATTATGATGATATTAAAAATTTGGTAGATAAAGTAAATAAAAAAGCATGGGGGTGGATGAATGATACCAATACAAGTTCTAAGCATTTGTAAAAGCTACGAGAATTGGAATAAAGTAAAAAGATTTATTGATAAGTCTGCATTTAATAGCAATTTAAATATCATATATACTTTAATTTCAAGAACACATGAAAAACATCCAGAACAATTACTAACAAATAATGATTTAAAGGTTATGCATGCTGACCTTTATCCGGCTACACCTAAATCAAGTTATGACAATATTTGTAAAGTTATTGATACAATACCCGAAACTAATCTCAATGCGGAACTAAATATTGATATCATAAAAAACTTTTGGATTAGAAGCAAAGCAAAAGAAGTTGGCGAATTAGCAGTTGATATATTTAATGGCCATGAAAAACCAGAAGCAATTACTGGTTTAAAAAATATGGTAGAAAGAATAAATGAACAAGAATTAATTGATGCTGATAGTTATTTTGAAATAAAAGCTGACATTGATGAGCTATTCGATGGTTCCGTTGATAAAGGAGAATTTAATTTTAGATTAGAGTCATTACAGACTAGAATTACTTCTTTATCCCGGGGACACTTTTGTATTTTATTAGCTAGACCAGAAATGGGTAAGACAACATTTTCTAGCTTTTTAGCGTCCGGGTACATACAACAAAAAAAGAAAGTAACATACTGGGCTAATGAAGAGCCGGCTGTCCGTATTAAAACAAGAATAATACAATCACATTTTGAAGTATCAAAACAAGAAGTAGCAAATAGACTAGATTATTTTAGACCGCGATATCACGCGGAAATAAAAGATTACCTTACTGTTTTTGATAGTGTGGGGACGCACATTGATGAGATTGATAATTATGCTAGATTATATAATCCAGATGTAATGTTTATTGACCAATTAGATAAAGTGCATATCAATGGTTCATTTAATCGTACGGATGAAAAGTTAAAAGAAGTTTATGTTCGAACAAGAGAAATAGCAAAACGACATAATTGTTTAGTATGGGCTGTATCCCAAGCTAGCTATGAAGCGCAAAACTTACATGAAGTTAGTTATGAACATTTAGATAATTCACGTACCGGTAAGGCCGGTGAGGCCGACATCATCTTAGGTATTGGTAGAGGAGAAGGGGATAACGCTAGAACTTTACATACAAGTAAAAATAAATTAAATGGTTGGCACGGAAATATTTATTCATCAATTGATATTGAAAGGGGAGTATTTGAATGATTATAACAACATTAGATGTTGAGACGACATATCATGAAAAAGATAATGGAACAGTATCAAGTCCATTTGAAGGGGATATGTTAGTTTCTGTAGGTTATAAAATTATGGAAGAGCCTTGCCAATACTTGTGTTTTTATCATACAGAAAAAGAACCAACAGAAAATGGCAAACAAATTTTACAACAAGCATTAGATAAAACAGATGTTCTTATTGGACATAACATAAAATTTGATTACAATTGGCTAGTAAGTTGTGGATTTACTTTTAATGGTATTCTACATGATACCATGGTTGTAGAATATTTATTAGCGAAAGGACTAAAAAGAACTTTTAGTTTAGAAGATAGTTGTAAGAGAAGAAGTGTAGATTTAAAAGCTACAGAATTAATTGACCCATACATGAAAAGAAAAGTTTCTTTTGAACACATACCGTGGCCCATTGTAGAAAAATATGGTATACAAGATATTGAAGTTACATGGCAGTTAGCAAAAAAACAAATGGATAAAATGAATTTAGAATTTGAGGACTTATGGCAAATTTAGTACCGACACTACAACTAAGTATGGAACTTACAAGAGTTCTTGCTGACATTGAATACAATGGAATTAAAATTGATGACAAAGCACTTTCCGATATTAGGGAACAGTATAATCAAGAATTAACTGATTTACAGGCTTTTTTGAACAAAAAAACTAGTGAATTAATGGGTGATACGCCAATTAATTTAGACTCACCAGATGATAGGTCAATACTATTTTTTTCTATGCGTGTTGTTGATAAAAAAGAATGGGCTAAAGAATTTAATATTGGTTATGAATTACGCGGCAATACAAAGAAGAAAAAACGAAAAACAAATTATGACGATATTAATGATTTCTATCATGCCGTAAATGCCCTCGCTAGACCTGTGTTTAAAACTGTGTCAAAACTGTGTCACAACTGTGAAGGCACAGGTAAATATCATTACAAGAAAAAAGATGGTACATACAGTAAAGTAAAAAGAAATTGTAAAACATGCAATGCAAAAGGTCGACTATTTACTGATACAAAAGAGCGTGCCGGTTTACGTTTGATACCGCGTAACTCGGTAGATACATCGGCGACAGGATTTAAAACAGATAAAACAACATTAGAAGAATTTATTACATCTATTAATCCAAGCCAACGAGAATTTTTAGAAAAGTATGTCCGTTATTCTGCAATAAGAACATATCTAAGAACATTCGTTGATGGTATTCAAAGAAGTAAAGATGAAAATAATTTTATTCATCCCCAGTATATGCAATGTGTAACCTCAACAGGTAGACTTAGTTCACGCAATCCAAACTTCCAAAACATGCCAAGGGGTGGTACATTTCCTGTTCGTAAGTGTATTGTATCGCGTTGGGAAGGGGGTAAGATATTAGAAGGTGACTATTCTCAATTAGAGTTTCGTGTTGCCGGATTTTTATCGGATGATGAACAAATATATGCTGATGTAAAAAATAAAGTAGATGTACATAGCTTTACAGCAAAGATACTTGGTGTATCACGTCAAGTCGCTAAAGCAGATACTTTTAAACCACTATATGGGGGTGTATTAGGTACACCAAAACAGATGCAATACTATAGGGCATTTAAAGAAAAATATTCTGGTGTAACGCGTTGGCATAGAGATTTAATTAATCAAGCATTAGAAACACGGCACGTTGTCTTACCTTCCGGAAGAATGTATTATTTCCCAAATACCGAGAGAATGCCTAGTGGTTCTGTATCAAATGCCACTGCTATTAAGAATTATCCGGTACAAGGTTTTGCAACAGCAGATTTATTGCCAATTGCATTAATTTATTTAAAAAAATTGTTGACAAATCGCAAATTAAAAACTATTGTGTGTAACACAGTACATGATAGTATTGTATTAGACGTATATCCCAGTGAAGAGGATATAGCGATAGAAACATTGAAAGATGCTATGTTAATCTTACCGCAAGAAACGATAAGAAGATATGGTGTTGAATATGATATGCCTATCGGTATTGAATTGAAAATGGGAAACAACTGGTTAGAAACCGAGGAGGTATATAAAACCGATGACTAATAATGAAAACATGGCAATTGCCATTCCAGAAAACTTTGACTCTATTACTGATGAACAATTAATGCAGTTAACAGGTCAAGGTATAGCCATTGGCGGAGACTCACCTTCTGTATTATCAAGACTATCAATAAATTATCAAGCTGAAGACGATAATGATAAGCCACTACCGAGAGGTTGGTTTTCATTACGTGTAGGGGAGAAAACAGCATATGCAAAAACAGTTGATTTTAGAATGTTTATGCGTGTGTTTAGTTATAGTTATTGGGATAATGCAGAGGATACATTTGTGGGCTCTGTCCAAAGACCAAGTTTAAGTGACCAATTCCCTGATGTTCAAGGAAGCTACAAATGTGGCAAACTAACAAAAGATGAATTGGCTGAACTTAACGACACTGACCCTAAAAAAATACTTAGCAATCAAGTTAAATGTAATCAAGTCATTTATGGTACTGTTAGTATTTTAGAGGGTAAATACGCTGATGATTCACAATTTGAACCAATTGAAAATTATCCATGTGTATTTTATGCTAAAGGCGTAAATTATATTCCTTTCCAAAAGGTAATTAATAATTTAGCTAGGCAAAAGAAACCAATGATAAGAACAGTATTATCATTGGCTACGAAAAAACAAAAAACAACAGGTAATACTTTTTTCATTGTTGAACCTACAGTAAAAACTAGTGTAGATACAATATCTAATGATGATAAAGTATTGTTAAAAGAATTTGCCGATACTGTTCAAGCGGTAAATGAAAGTGTCATGGAAAAACATCGTGAGGCTGTAAAACTTAAAACAAATGATGGCGACCACTCCCTAGCTATCGATATTGAGGCACAGCCGGCATGATTAAGACGTTAGTCGAAAATTTTTTGTATGACGCATCGAAGGGGGAAGCTAGTCTTCCCTCTTCTGTTATAGAGGAGTTTAAAGAATCTTGCGGTAAAGCTATTGAGAAACAATTTAATAGCGGTAAAAGACAATGGCGATTACGAATGTCAGAGGTTGGAAAGCCATTATGTCAACAACAGCTTGGTAAAAAAGGTGTTGAATACGAAACAGAATATAATGCAATTGTAAAATTTTTATTGGGTGATTTGATTGAAGCAATGTCTATTGCTATTTTACGCGGGGCAGGTATTGATATATCAAAAACACAACAAGGTGTAAAATTAAATATAGCGGATATAAATTTAGAGGGCACATATGATATTAAAATAGATGATAAAATTTGGGATATTAAATCGGCAAGCCCGGCCAGTTTTAGTAACAAGTTTGGAGAATATGGTGGATACGAAAAAATAAAACAAGATGATGCTTTTGGTTATATTGACCAAGGGTTAATGTATTCAATGGCAGATAATTCTAATTTTGGTGGGTGGATTGCTGTTAACAAAGTAACAGGGGAATTTGCTGTATGTGAGGCTCCTACTGGTCAAGAAGATGAGAGAAAAGAATCTGTTAAACGTGTATCAGCAAACATTAAAAAGCTTACAACAGATACACCATTTAAAAAAGGTTTTGAAGATGTAAAAGAAACATATCGTGCTAGAATTGGAAAAGATAAAGGTATGATAAAAGAAACAGGTAATAAAGTATTATCATCTATGTGTGGGTTTTGTGGATACAAAAAACATTGTTGGCCTAACGCAGAATTACATCAAAAGGTTACTTCAAGAGCCAAGGTTCGTCCAATGACTTGGTATAGTAAATTGAAAACAACAGATATACAAGATATATGATTGAAAAATTAATAATAATTATTGAACGTATTTCTGGTAAAATTAATAATTGGGCTTGGCGAAAACGGCGGAGTTATCGTCCAGAAAAACATTACATGCGAGGAGGTAAAAGCAAATGAATGTTCTTTGGTTAGCAGACATAAGGCAAGCAGATGTTGAATTAAATGACGATAATGCTATTTGGATTTATTATGATGATTTAAATAATGAAAGAAAAAACATAGGGTGGATGAGACAAAATCCAAAATGTCATGTTATTTTTTATAGAGATAATCAAGATAAAGACGGGTATTGGCGTGATGAAAATATGAAACGTAGAAAGCATGAAGTTGATTCTCGTTTTACTGGTTTAATTACGGCTATTAAACAGGGTAAATTAATTGTTTTCCCCGAAGATGATACTACAATGGTATTGAATGAATTAGATAAAAATGCGCGAGAAACTTTCTTTTTATTTAAAAATCATTTAGCAACAATAAGCAAATATAGATTAAAGACATTATTGTGAGATTTCGTTCAAAAGCTGAAATAAGCTTTGCATCATGGCTCATTAAGGAAGGCATAAACTATGAATATGAAAAACATAAATTTAAGTATATACCAGACCCTAGGGTTTATATGCCGGACTTTTATCTTACCAAGTATAAATTTTTTATTGAGGTCAAAGGTTTATTTGATAAGGCTGATAGAAAAAAGCATTTACTTATTAAAAAACAACATAAGAAATTAGATGTTCGTATCTTATTTCTCAACGCTAAGAATAAAATTTACAAAGGAAGTAAAACAACATATGGTGCATGGTGTGATAAGCATAATATTATGTGGTGTGAAAAAAAAGTTCCTAAAGAATGGCTGAAATAAAAAAAACATTTCCTATTTTATCCCGGGATTCATCAGAAGAATTAGGGCTATTACCCGATAGATTTTATATGGTATTTAAACCTAATAATGATGAAGAAGGTAGTTTTGATGTTATTGCATATGATACAACAGAATCAAAAAGTAGTGTTCATCCAGTATTTTATGTAATGAAAGGAATACTAGAAACACTAGAATATGATATGGATAGATTAGTATCACTAGGGCAAATGGCCGTGGTTGATAAAATGGTAAGCGCACAAGAAAGTGGAAAAAATCTTGACACATCAGATTTAGACCCTTTATTTAAAAAAATAGATGTCGGAAAGAAGCATTAAATGAAAAATACAAAATTTGATATTGATTTAAAATACGGCCAAGGTCGTGAAAAACGAATAAAGAAAATGATTGAGGAAGGGACTATTGAAGTTAAAACGGAAAGAGATTGGTGGTTTAAAACTGGTAACATAGCAGTTGAATTTGAATCATTTGGTAAACCAAGTGGTATAGCAAAAACAGAGGCTACATATTGGGCTCATGTTTTAGCGAATGGCGAAGAAGACCACTGTATTCTGTGGTTTAAAACAGATAAATTAAAAAAATTAGTTGAAAAACATAAAGATAAAGTTAAAAACGTAGGTGATTACAAAAAATCAAAAGCATACTTAATACCAATAACGGAGATATTTAAACTATGAAAGTTACAAAAGAATTATTAGAGGAAGCTATAAAAATAATTGCAGGAGATAGAGAAAAAGAATATGGCGAAAAATCAAAGAATCATCAAAACATAGCTAATCTTTGGTCAACGTATTTGGAAACAGATATTTCGGCACATGATGTTGCTATCATGATGATATTGTTAAAAATAGCGAGAACAAAATTAGGAAAACGTACGAAGGATACCTACGTTGATATGGCGGGTTATAGTGCAATTGCGGGGGAGATTGAATTTAAGAAATGAACGACTTACAGTTTTGGCAAGCGTGGTTACTACTTATGGTTACAATAAATACAGTAGTAAATTTAATAGTATTTTTTGTAGGAAGGAAATTTAAGAAACCAAAAAAATGACAGATAATAAAATAGTTAGAATACGTAAATTAAATGATATTGATAAAAAGGATTGGGAAATTACTTTTGATGATGGTAGAATTATAAATCATAATCACGAACATTTTTTTTCTCTTGTTGAAAGTGGTTTAAATTCTGAGCCACCTAAACCAGTAACGGGTGAAACAAATGAGGCGATATTTTTTCCAAAAGATGATGGTTGGGAAGCTATTCGCAAACGTGAAAAAGAAAAAGTAACACAGTTTAGATTAGATGTTAAAAATATGAGTATATCAGAATTTAATGAAAAGTATCCATCAAAAAAATTTAAAATAGGGAGAAAGAGTAGTAATAAAGGAAAAAAATAAATGTCACAATCTATTCAATCAACTACTATAGCTAGTTTTGATGTTAAATTAACAACAGAAGGTTTAATAGTAATTGATAAATCCTTGGCAGATGCAGGCGAATTTGAATCCGCAATGGATAATTGGAATCCCGAATATGAAAATACCCCTGTTATAGCAAGTCTATTGAAATACTATAAAGGGGTATTTGATTTAATGATAAAAGATACGCAAAAAGTTATTTCTTCTTAACTTTTGCGCTCTTTTTTACTTTTTTACCG